AGGATGGAACTGGGCACACAGTGACCCTTAATGCAGATGGAGTAACCGAAGAAACAATAGAATTCACTTCTTCAGTAGCACCAACACCATTTACACCAACAGCCGCACAACCATCATCTGGATGGATAGACGTCACTATGACACCACTTTCGGAGCTCTGATAAGATGGTATTTTTCTTAGGTAAAGACGTTACATTTGGAATAACAACAGAAAGTGATAGAGGTATAGGAGTAACTCCAGCAGGACACGCTGCTTCACAAGTTGATGTAGGAACTTCACCAAGTGGAGACCTTGTAATTAAAGCTGGACCAACTCAATCATTTTCAACAATCGACCAAATAACTGCTGTTGATGTTAGTATTGGAGCTATGGATGAAGATATATCTTACTTCGGTATGCGCTCACAAACTAAAGCAGAAATTAAAAAGGAAACTACAGTTACTATAACACGCAAAAAAGAAAATGAACAATTTGATGTTCTTTTCAATGAAGCACGATATGGTACACAAAACGGCACAAATGCCGTATGGGATGGTTTAGAACAACCAGATAAATATCACGGATACAGACTATACATTCAAATAGATGCATCTACTGGTAATGATGAAACTATAACTGTTCCCGGATGTTGCATTCAATCTCACAGTGTTACAGTCAATACTGATGGAACGATGGACGAGACATTAGAATTTATGTCCTACATCACACCAACATACGCAACTGATGCAGATGATACTGCTATCGGTACTAACCTGTAGATAGAATAAATTAATTTGAGGGGGGCTTGTGCCCCCTTCAGGAGAAATAAAAATGGAAGAAAAGAAAATATGGTCAATGGATGACTTAGTAGCACTCACTGATGAAGTGCAAATTGGTGAAGTTGTTTTTAGAGGTGGAGTAGTAGAGTTCCAATATTGTGAATTAACAGAAAAAGAGGAACCAAAACTACCAGCTATGAATGACAATTTACCAGAAGAAGAAAAAATGGGAATGTATCAAGAACTCGGTTCAAAAAGAGTTATGAAAATGATACAAAAAGCAAATGAAAAGAACCCCGATGGACCTCTCATCTCAGAGGAACAATGGGCACTTATCCCTACTACGTTAAGATATGCTATATCTAATAACATTTTAGGCGCTGAGGAGTTAGCACAAGCAAATTTTCAGAACTGATGCTGGAATCGCCTGATGCGGTACTCCTATACATACCTTTGATGAAGGATTTAGGGATGCAATGGAGAGAAATAAAAAATACACCACGCCACGAACTGATTGGATTGCTTTCTGCACACGCAGAATACAGTGAATTTCATTCAATGGATGGTTATTCGGACAAGGATATTAGTGAAATGGCTAAAGATAGACCTGAAATACGTCCACAATACGCTAGATATTTAGAAAAGCGTAGGAAATTTGAGGATATGTTAGGAGAGAAAAAGAAAAGACCAACCTTTAGAGGATTAATATAATGGGTTTCGCAGGACAAGTATTTGCAGCAAGAGTCGCCATCGGATTAGCCGTCCCTAGCCCGCAGGCTATGCAGGAAGCTGGTGGAATGTTATCACAAGGTGCAGCAGGTATTTTCCAAAAGATAGCTCTAATGAGGCAACAAGCCTCAGCTAAGAATAGAGGCCTCGCTTTATCGGAACAACAGAAAACATCAGGATTATTTCAATCTAATCTCAAACAAGCTAATGCTTTAATGAATGCTGAAATAGAAAAAAGCTTAAAAAATCTTCAAAAATCAGGTAGAGATGTTGCAGGTTCATTTAGAAAATCTGGCGATTTGATGGGAGATAGCTTTTCTGGTTTAAAAAAGGCATCAAAGGATACTAAAGTAGGAGAAGACCTATTTGCAGGTATACAAAAGGGTATGAAACCTATCCAACGTATGACTCAGATGGTACAAAATTTAGCGAAAATGGATGCTAATGGACGCAGAGAAGTTTTGAGATTACAAAAAGAACAAGAACAAGCAGCAAAAGATGATTTTAGACGTTTAGATGAAAAAGACATACGTCTTAGAAAGGAGATGGAACAACTCCAAGCATCTGGTAAAGCATCTAAAGACGAGTTAAAAGCTATGGATAAAAAAATCCAAAAGAATGCTAAACTCAAAGCTGATGCTGAAAAAAGACTAGGTCAAGAAGTAAAAAATACTCGTAATTTAAAAACTGGAATTGCAACTGCTGAAAAATATAGAAAAAAGTTTGATGAGATGGCGCAAGCAGCAGCAAAGTTTGGGTCCAAAGTCACTTCGGTAGCTAATCACATTAGACAAGGATTTAACGTAGCTTTACGTAACTCTGTAGCCATCGCAACGGCGTTCTACTACAAGCTCAACCAAAGCACACAAGAACTAATCCAATTCGAGCGTGAATTACTCAATGCAAACTCTGTTTTTAACTTAACAAATAATGAACTTTTTAATGTCGGTGAGACCATAGTTCAGTTTGGACAACAATTTGGTATGGAAATGCAAAACGGTGCCACTGGATTGTACCAACTTGCATCGGCTGGTGTTAGTGCAAACGAAGCATTGTCTATTTTACCTGAAACATTAAAACTTTCTATGGCTGTTCAGGGAGACCACAATACTATTTCTAAACTTACAGCTCAAACATTGTTTGGTTTTGGTATGGAAATGAGTCAAGCAGCTGAAGTTACTGATAAGTTTGCTTTTGCTATTCAGAAATCTTTAATTGAGTATCAAGATTTATCAAGCGCTGTTAAGTTTGCTCTACCTTTCTTTACAAGCACAGGGCAAAGTATAGACCAATTACTAGGGGCTCTACAGATATTGACTAATAGAGCTTTAGAGGCTGGTATAGCTGGTAGGGGTCTTAGACAAGCATTGGCTGAATTTGCTGAAAGCGCTATGGATGCTGAAGTAGGTTTCCGTAAAATGGGTGTTGAGATATTAAATGCTGAAGGTGAAATGATGCAACTTACTGAGATAGCTTCTCAGTTTGCTGAAGCAGTTGGTCCTGAGACAGCGTCAAATACAGAGTTACTAACTACTCTGATAGAAGACTTGAATGTGCGTGGTGCTACGGCATTTATCCACTTAGTTCAAGCATCTGACGAATTTACTCAAGCAGTAAAAGATACTGAGCAAGCTGGTGGTCAACTAGATGAGATGGTGCGTATTCAGAACGAATCGCTCTCAGCTCAAATACAAATCCTTAAAAATAATGTACAAGCTATTTTCTTTTTACGTGACGCTAGTTATGAAGGAACAGAATTTATGAATGCCTTTCATGAAGCGGTAGTAGAAATGGTTGCTACATTTAAAGATATGATAGTTACTCAAGAAAATGGCACATATGTCTTAACTACTTTTGGTCAAGAAGTTCAAGATGTAGCTGTCAATGGTATTAAAGTCTTAGCAGATTTGATGGAACAATTAGTACAAACTATAATGGACTTAACCGAAGAGGGATTAATCAGCACAGATATGTTAAAATTAATGGTTTTACCTATGGAAATTATGTTGGAGGTATTAAATCGTATAGGGGCTGATGGTATCAAATTTATTATATATTTAAAATTATTAAACACTGTATTACCATTAGCTACTTTTGCTTTAAATGCTTATAATGCAGGACTTTTAACATCTTTAACATTGAGTAGAGCTCTAATAGGATTAACTGGTGTAGGTGCAGCCTTGGTAGCATACTCTATGTATGTGGGCCATAAAACAAAAGAACAAGGTTATGCAAGTGGAGGTTACTTAACAGCAATGGCTGGTGGTGGTAGAGCTGAAAAGGGTCCGTATTTAGTAGGAGAACAAGGACCAGAACTCTTTATACCAGACAGTTCAGGGCAACTTTTAAATACTATGCAAACTAAAGAAACTATAGGAAGTGGAAAAACAGTGTTAAAAGACGTTTCTATAGGTATTGATTCATTCGGAGGATTAGTATGAGCAGCGCAGTAGCACGTAATACCTTTTACAAAAAACAAGATATAGATGATATCATCAATGTTAATCCATCTTTCAAAGATATACCACTCGCTGCTGGTAATACCTTTTCACTTACAAATGCAACTAACAAAAATTTTGCTTTGTTATCAGGAACAGTTCCTGACAACCCTTCATATGGTAGTTCACAATTAGTAGGTGGTTTTTTAAGTTTATTCTGTAGTGATGTAAACATGAAACAAACATCTAAAGTGCCTAATTTGATGGGATATTTAGTTAATCCTCAATATCCTATTGATGAGGGAGGGGTCACTCTTGCACCAAAAGGTAATAAAGTTACTGTAATAAATAGTATACCTTTTAACGAAACACCTATAATAAGTGAAGATTTTGATGGGGATACTAGTTTAGGTATTATCCCACGTATGGCAGGAAATGCAATACAAAATTTATCACAAGGATTCATAATGAAAACCGACCTGAGAGAAATGTTTAAAGATTTAGGTATCTATAGTAATGACCATGATTTTGACCATTTTTATGATGACTTAGAAAAAACTAGACTTGATGATGGTGGTACACAGTTTTTTAGGGGTAATATATCAGCAGCAATAGTTGAGTTTAGTCAAGATAGAAGAACTTTTAATTTAATATCAAGAAGTCTATCTGACCGTGGGTTATTGGGGTATCCACGCCCAACAGTTCCCGTGCTAGGAGAACTTGGTATTGCCATTGCAGATACTCTGGGTGATATTTTTCCAAAAGTAGGAGGAGGTTCTCGTGGTTATGTAGTAGGAACATTACATCCTTACTTTGACCATCAATTTGATACACTATATGCTACAAACAAAAGATACCTTAAATATGCATCCTCTGGTATAGCAGGTCCTGAGTTAGATTCAAACACTAATGCTAATGAAAATAACACCATTTTTAGTGATATTTTTTGTACTATTGATAATACTAACGCATTTGAGTCAGGTGTCGACAATCCACTTATAACTAGTGCTGTTGAACTATCTACAGAAAAATCATTAAATGGAGGACAATCTTTACGATTATATCACAATTGGGGATATTCTACAGCAAACACCGTTTTACAAAATTCTTTTGGTGCCAGTGGTAATTTAAATCCTCAAGTTATAAGAGCGTCAGTATATGACATACCAGCCCCTGCTTACCAATGGGATGCTTCTATGAATACTTTATCTGCTACAGAACCTTTACCCGGTATAAGTGGTAATATGTCTGTAGTTGTACCTGAAATATCTATGGGTATAAACATAAGTAAGTTATCTCCTATGGTTACATTGAATTTGGGGACTGATTCTGATGATTTTAGTAAAGTTTATAATTATTATGCTAGTGGAAGTAGTGGTATTGCAGGTGGTATAACGGCTACTGATTGTAGTAGTTTTGAAAATACGTTTTTACGTAGTGTGGTTATTACATTTTCTAATTACAAACCCTTACCAGAGCACACAACTGTAGATAAATTCTTAAATTATGGTATGGAAAATTTCTATACCGGCAAAGAATATGATAATATAGTGGGAGGTATTGTGTTTTGTAGATATGGTATTGATGGTGGTGAGGTTGGTGCTAAAAATGATGGTGATAACATATATGCGTATACCTTACCCGTAGCTCCTATATTACAAAGACAAGGGGGAACAGCTAACGAAAAGGTAAATTATACAACTGGTATGGGAAGAGTAAGTGGTAATTCTACAGGAGACATACCAAATTTAGACAAAATGGTGTGGGGTTTCCAACAAGTTAATGATACTAATATGGTCT